GGGTAGCTGCTGCTGGAAGTTGAAGCGCTGAATCTGATCATTAATGCTGGCCTGCGTCTGCTGCTGCTGCTGCGCGCCGGCATCCGCCACGGCACCGATATTCTGATAGTCGGCGCCCTGCAACGATGGCGCGAGGCCTTGCGCGCGAAGCTGATTGGTCCGCTCGTCGCTATAGTTCTGATACCCGAGCGCGCCGATCGCATCGCCGAGACCGGCGGAGACACCATAGGCCGCGCCCGGCGAGTTGATCCGATTGCCCATGTTGAAGGTCGAGGTGAGCGCCGGCAGGGCCGAGGCAGTCACCTTGTCGGCCATCTGCTGGAAGTACGGATTGCCGGCGCCGAGGAAGTAGCCGCTCGATGTCAGCGCCGAGTTCTGGTCCGCCGCGTTGACCTGCGGCGTGCCGGACGTGCCTTGGGCGATCTCAGCCGCTTGCGCCTGCTGTTGCGGCGCGGTGAAGCCGGCAACCGTCGAATTCGGGAAATAGCTCGGCGAGTAGTTCTGGTTGAGGCCTTGCGCCTGGCCCATGACATCGCTGAGGAACGGCTGCTGCCCGGACCACGGATCGGCCTTCTGCACCGTCGTCGTGGTGCCTTGCGGATTGGGACTGGAGCCGCCGCCGCCGCTGGGCATGGTCAGAACTCCCTTTCAAGAAAGACGTGCGTCGAGAGCCAGCCATAGGGCTTCATCACGCGCTCCATTCCCTTGCGCGCGAGAGCCTCTCCGCCGGTGCAACCCATCGAGATCGCCCATTCCTCGATCACCGCGATGTTGCCGATCCAGCGCTCGATGTCGTCGCCGCTGGTAGCAAGAAAGCGCAACATCCGGCGGCCTGGATAGTTGATGATTTCGGTTGTCGCGATAGCGACAATCCGGCCGTCTTCGACCGCCGACCAAAGCTGAATGTCCCTGTCGCGCACCGCCTTGACAAGCTCAATGGCGCGAAACCGTCCCTTGGTGCGCGCGCACAGCCGCTCGATAAATGGCGCAATCTCACCCCAAACGTCGATGAGGTCGCTTGCCAGAACACCGCGCAGAACCGGCGGCGGCGTCTCGATGCGCTCGGCCGCGCTCATTCCGCGATCAATCCCTTGGACAGCATGTCGGCGAAGGACATGCTGCCGAGATCGCTTTGTGTTGCCATGCTACCGCCGAGAAGGCCGCTGTAGCCGGCATTGCCTGGATTGCCGCCGAACATGCTGCCGAGCATGCCGAATATCCCTGGGTTGGCATCCGAGCCGCCACCCTTGCCCATCGCGATAAGACTTTTGAGCGCTGCCATTTGCTTGGGGTCGCTCATCAAGCTCTGCATCGTCATCGGGCTGGCGCCTGCGGCACCAGTAGGCGCCGTCGGCCCCGTCATATGCGGCGTGAAAGGCTGTCCGCCGCCACCGCCACCCATACCCATCGGCAGTTGCGGGGCCGCGTTCGCCATCGGCATGCCGGGCATCTGGGCACCGCCGGGCATACCGGCCGCACCGCCGCCGTACATCCCGCTGAGAAGCCCTTGCGGCATGTATTGACCGAGAAATGGCGATATCGGCATGGCGGTCACCCCAGGATTATGGCGCGGTGCATCCGCATCATCGGTTGGTCCCTTGGAAATTCAACATTCCCGGCATTGTCTGCCACATGTCAGGATGCAGCAATCCATAGACCTGCGGCCCCAAAGAGCCACCGCCGACCGAGCCTTGCCCGCCGCCGAAATTGCCTTGAGAGCCGCTGAAAGCGCCGCCAATGCCGCTGAGACCGCCGCCACCGCCCCCAAATATTCCAGCGCCAGGACCGACATTCCCCGGCGTTCCGCCAAAGCTTACGGTACCCATCGGCGTGCTACTCAAACCAGCCCTCTCTGCTGCCATGGTGGCAACGGATTTGCCCCCCGTCGCGATGCTGGATATCGAGTTCGGAATACCAAGACCAGCCAATCCCGCCGCCATATTGCCGACAAGGCTGGCCGGCGATGGCCCGCTAAAGGAGACACCAGGTCCTGGTCCCATGGCGCCAACACCAACATCGGCAACGCCTTGGGTGCCATGCGTTCCGCCCGGTCCGCCGGTGCGATTGCCGCCGCCACCTTCCGCTTGACCGCCCTCGGCGCTTGAGTCGCTCGATCCCGTGCCGGGACCTCCCGTATCGCCGCCGCCGCCATGGCCGCCTTCGGCGCCCGGCCCCTCGCCGCCACTCTCGCTATCGAACTCCAAAAGTCCAGTGCGTGGGTTTCTGTCGCCAGCGCCGCCATGCGCCTTCAAGAGCGCCACCTCTCGCCGGTTCAGATGAGCCAGCACGGTATCGCCGCGCTTGCCCATGCGCTCCAGTAGTTTCGCCGCATGCCTAAGCTCCTGATTTGTCAATGTCATCATTGAATCACCCCAGAATTACGACGCGGTGCGTCCGATCGACGTTTGCGTTATTGGCATGCGTCACGACAGCACTTCCCTTTTTCAATGTCGATTGCGCGACATAGAGCGGCCCGACCCGGCAATCGACATCGGCATTCGCCGTCATCGGCATGAAGGTCAACTGACTGTAGTAGCCGATGCGGCTGTCGGTGATCGTCGTCGCCGCCGCGTTCGCCGTCAGCGTGACATCGAGCGTGACGTTCATCTTGCCGCCGCGAAGACTGTTGATCGCGCGCGCCAGCTTGCGGCGGTGCTCGTCGGCATCGGGTTCGAAATCGGGGACGAGGGCGAAGGTCGGCGCGGTCATTGTGCCGATGCATCTTCAATTTTAGCGCCATCCCAGTTTCGACGCGCTCTTTCAAGAGCATGCTCTTTATTCATGCCCTTGATCTCGTCGAAAAACGGCTCTTGTCCAGGGATGGTAACCTTGACCGGCTGAGAGTGTGGATAATTGCTATTGTCAAATCCGACGTTTGGGCCATTTTTGCGAAACCCCATGAGCGAATTCGGGACATTCGCGTACGGCCGCAAATTACCGACACCCAGAGATGTCGCGATTGGATCGTTAGCCATGATGTATTTTAGCCGATCAGACAGAAGCCCCATTGAGCTGGCGGTGTCCCGTGCCTTGATACTCTGAGACAAAATACCCGGTCCAGAAAGCCAATCGTTGATTTGATCGAGAAATCCACTCATCTCTCACCCACCGGCACGACATCGATATCGATGCCCTGCATCTGCGTCCACGGATCGCCAGCCGCCATCTGGATGTTGTAGCGAACGAAGCGCCCGGTCACCCGCTCGCGGCAGTACCCCAGACTGTTGATGGCGACATAAGGGCCGGCGATCTGCGCATCGATCAGCCGGTCGCGCGTGATGACCGAGACGCTCGGCGACGAGCCGGTGCCCTCGACGGTCGGAAAGGCGCGGCTGACCATGACGCGCCGGCCCGGCACCGGCTGCCCCTCCGAGGTCTGCAACGTCGCCGCCATCGAGGCGCCGTTGAAGTAGTTCATCTTGTGCGCGCTATCGAAGCCGGCGAGCGCCGCCTTGCCGCCGGTCCACACTCGGCTGTCGAGCGAAAATGGCAGCGTATCGAGCGTGAAGCCGAGCGCGTCGAGGCCGTCCAGCGTGTAACCGAATGTCAGCGAGCGGAAGATGTACTCGACGTTGACGCTGATGATGGACCAGTTGTCGACGGCCCAGTTGTAGATCAGCAGCACGTTCGGATTGCCGCCGCTATTGCCCGAGAACGGCACCGCCCAGACGATCAGGCGGTTGACCGGATCGACCGCGGCGACGATGCGGAACATCTTCGATTGATCGACATTCTCGAAGAAATAGCGGTCCACCCGGTCGATGCCGATCGGCTTCGATTGGGTACCGTCGAAGACATAGAAGCCGTCCTCGCCGAGATAGTAGACCAGGGCGCCGAGCTGCACGATCGAGCCCGGCGCCGGCGTCCCGCGTACCCCCTCGGCCGGCAGGAAGTAGAAGATGCCCGGCGGCCCGGCGTAGATGACACGCACAACCGCGTGCTCCATGAAGAGCGCGCCATCGGCGGTGCCGAGATTGCCGACGATGCCCTGAATCCACCCGCCGTCGCCGTAGAGATTCTGGCTGTCGGACTGCACCGCCGCCGCCGAGGCGGTGCCGAGCGTCGGGAAATTGGTCGGATCGTTGAGCGCGCTCCACCAGGCGCATTGCGGCTGATTGCCGAACACCGCATCCGTCGTGTTCGCCAGCATCAGGAAGTTCTTGATGACGGCGCAGTAGCGCGCCTTCGGCGCCCCGGCCGAGAGCAGCGAGAAGTTGCTGTCGATATCGATCGCGAAGACCTGCGGCGCATCGATGTAGTTGGTGGCGATGACCTTGCCGTTCATGAAGGTGAAGCGCCAAAAGCCGTCCGCCGGCGGAGCATAGGCGCCCCCGGCGAGGCGCGAGACATCAACCCATGTCGTCGAGCCCGAGGCCAGGCGATAGAGTTTTGTCGCGTCGCCGGCGAAGTTGAAGACGTTGCCTGACGTGTCGAGTTCTGAAATGGCGCCCTGGCAGCGCGCCGTCAGCGCACCCGAGTAGACGGCGAGCGAGGGGAACGGGCCATAGCTCTTGTTGGTCACCGGAATGACGTTCAGCATGACCGCCGAGCCGTCATTGTTGTAGTCCGGCTGATCGGGCGCGAAATCCTGAATCTTGAGGCTGTAGGTCTGCGGCATCAGAACCTCGTCGCGGCGATCCGGCCGGACGAAATGCGCGCCGTCGATGAACGGGTCAGCGACACATACGCCATCTCCTCAAGCGGCGAGAAGAAATCCTTGCCGGCCGCTTCCATCGCGCCGACCATTTGCATTGCCGTGTCATCGTTCTGATAGTTGAGCTTGAGCGCCTGCTTGGCACGCGCGCGGATCATCGCCTCGCCGTCCGTCGTCCAGGAATTGGTATCCGCGTCGGCCGAGAGCGTGGTCAGCTGCTTCACATAGCTCATCAGCAGCGCATAGATGGCGTCCGGCACCGGATAGAGATAGAGCGTATTCTGGTAATAGACGAACTGCCCCGGCACGGCCTTGCCGACCGTCGTGTCACGCAATCCCAGACGCGAGTACCACGCCCAATCGCGGCGTCTGAGGCCGTAGGGATGGCCGCCATAGGTGACATCGATGGTGTCGATTTCGAGGAGATCGCTCGGCACCGCGACCGAGTTGGCCGAGGCGGCGGTCGAGAGCGTCGTTTGCGCCTCGTTGAACCAGAAGCGCTCGCGCTCATAGTGCTGAATCGCCGAGAGGATTTCGAGCTTGATCTGCGCCGTGGTGACCGTGGCGCCGGTCAGCAGCTCGTCGGCGATGCGGTTCTGAAGATCGACGTAGGTGCCGGTCATGGCTTGCCATCGCAACTGCGGACATGGAAGTGCATGCCGCGGCCGATGTAGCGGCCGCATTTCGAGCAGATGCCGGGGGCGAATTCCTTCGGCGGCTCGCTGGCGCGTTCTGCCGCGCTCGGCGCGGCGACCGGCGTCACCTTCCAGGGCTGCGGCTTCGGCGGCTCGGGCAACGGGAGCGGCGTGACGGTCGCATGCTCGGCCGCGTGCAAAGCCTGCCAAATCTGCCGGCGTCTCATGCCGCTGCCTTTCCCTTTTGCATACGAGAGAATTCAAACCACAGATGTTTTGCCCATTCGGCATCCGCCAAAGCATTATGATCGTCACCAGCCGGGCGCTGCATGGAAGGATTGCCAACGGCATCGGCCAATTGCCTCACGTCTCGACAAAACATCGGCCATCCCTCTGGAAGGTCCATCATGGTACCGTAGAGTTGGCATAGAGCCACCCAATCGTAATCCGCGTACCAAGCCCAGAATTCTGGCTCCGCTCCAACAAAGTCGCGAATAGAATCGGCGATAGCTCGGCGAGTCATCTTATATCCTGACAGGGATGGGAAAACGTGTTTCCTCACCCATTCGGATGCTAGCGACAAATCACATTGCAAGCTTTCAGCGTAGAAAACAGCGCCATTTTCAGCAACGATACCTATCGATATCAAGTCAATCGTGTGACCATCATCGATGAATTCAGTATCAAACCAAAATTTCATGCGACACTCTCCGCTATCGGAAACCGGCGCACGCGCAGCGCCTCGTCGAGCCAGCGCGGCTGCGTCGTCTCGGCGGTGCCATTCGTGAAGTGCAGCAGCTTCGGCACCACGTCCGGCATTTGCTCGCCGACGAGGTAGTTCCACTCGACCGGCAGCGCGCCGATTTCGGCGTCATCGAGCCAGCAGAAGCGGTGCAGATAGCGGCCCGGAAGCGTGTTCACCATCTCGACGGTAAGCCGGCGGTTGCCAGGATGGTCGGCATTGATCAGCATCAGGCTCGACCAGTTCTTGCGCGGATAATCGAGTTGCATCCGGCCATCCATCTTCGATCGGAGCGTATAAACGTGGTGCTCGTGTTGCACGCACATGACCGCGTAGCGATCGTCGGCGAGGCTGAAAAGCCCGGCGATGTCGGCGAGCGCAAGCATGTCGCACTCGCCGAACATGCACCATCCGGTTCTTTGCAGGTGGGGGACCAGGAACCGGGTGATGGCAAACTCGGTACTCATCGGCGCGCCGGAAATCACGTCCCACGATTGCCCCTGCTTGAGAATCTGCTCGCGCCTGTAGAGCCCCTCGTGACGTAATGCCTTCTGCATCAACGGCCGGATGTGCAGCGCTGCCGACGATTGCCGCTCCAGCGAGTTGCGGAAGACCTGGAAGGATAGCGGCTGCCGCGTGTCGAAGCCGATGTGAAGGTCGAGCGTCTTCACGGCAGCCGCCCCATCATCGCATTATGCGCGGCAACATGACGACGCGCTGCATCACGATACGGTGCCCATTCTGCCTCGCTCTCGGCCATCGTAATCCTGGCGGAATCTTCGCTTGGCTCCAACTCCACCTTCCAAATGGCAAAGGCGACCTGATCAATGATGGGATCGTTCATCAGTTTCACTGCACGCTCCGATGCAGCGACGGCTTCGGCGAGACGCCCGGCGCCGCCATGCCAGCGTGGCGCAACGCCACGATGGCGAGACCGATGATGCGCGCCGAGGGCCACTCGTCGGGCTGATCGAAGACCGTATAGCCCATGGTGCCGTGCTCCAACTCCCCGGCCTTCAGCGCGTCGCAATGGTGCCGGTAGAAGGCGGCCCAATGCACCATCTCCTCATCGCCGAGCGCCGCCGTCGCCGCGAGGTTCCACACTTGCGCCGTCCACTCCAAATCCTCGTGATCGAAGCCAATGGCGGCGCGGTCCGACCTCACCGACATGCAGAACAGGGTGAAGAGAAAGCGCTCCGGGTTGTCGTCCGTCAGCACTTGCTTATCGATCGGCACCATCGGACGGGCCGGGCGCTCATGCGAC